CGCAATGGTCACACGTCTTTTTCGTCGGCGTCTTGCTGTAGAATCTTCCGTCTAAACTCATATCACTTACTGATTTAATATCACCTCAATCTTCACTCCTAATCGTATTGCCTCGTCAACCGCAGCGTCGCATTCACGGATTTTGTCTTCCAATTCCGAAATCAAGTCCCCAAAGTCCGCCCTGTCATACACCACAACAATACCCCTTGATGGGTCGGATATGTCTCGGCTAGTTTCAGCGCCTTCAATTACCGCATCGTAAATCAAATAAAGCAGCTTGTCAACGCCTGGACTACCCATAAAATGTCCGCACATTTGCTCCTTGTATTCGTCAATGAGGTCTGCTGCTGTTGACATTTTGTACTTCTGGAATTTACCTTTCGATACAAGGCACTTTATTTCTCCAACAGCTATGCAAGTTCCGTCTACCTTGCGTAATTTTATATCTGGTGAGTCTCCGAACTTCACGCCTGGAAACGGCTGGTCAAAAACTATTTCGGGAAGGTCTTCTGAGCAATGTTCTATTTCGATTAATCCCATTGCGTACTCTGGAGGTAGATTTAGGTCAAGCCCCTCCAGATTATCCCTGAGCCATTGGACTGCATACGGTTCGTTCTCTTTGCCAATGCGAAAATTGGCGTTATCAAGACTGCCGGCCTCGTCCCCTGTGGTTCGTTCATACATAACTTCGTAGAGGTAATTTGTGGCCGAATCCCCGTACTTTGGTCCAGACTTTCCCCTTCCGCCTGTGTTAATTAATCTGAGGCAAGACGATGTGATTTTGCCTACTCGTTTCTGTTTCCAAACTTGTTCTCTGTTTTCCATGTTATTTCCTTCTCAGTAAAGATTTTATACCTAATCCGATTAATCCAAATACTCCTATTACTAACGGGATTGCCAAGACCAAGGCCAATCCGCCCCAAAACGGAGCCAGAACCCACCACTAAGACCATGTGATTACATTTGTTAATTTTAGGACGATGAATGCCACTCTTAAAAGTGACACCCATTCCGTACTGTTACTGCTTTGCGTTTGATTCATCTTTTGCTTTTTTAAGTGCCTCTAATGCTTCTGGTGATACGTCGTACTTTTTGGTCGTTGTTTCTATGGAGTGGTCGGGTGTTTCGATAAGCCATGCCTTGATGGTTTCAAAGTTGGGGCTATCGAGGTCGAGTCTCGCCTTCTCTGTTACCGCGGCTCCTGGTTTTTTTGCTGGGATGAGGCTGATTCTGAGACCAAGGCCCATTTTTGTTGATTCTTTAGTCAAGTGAACGGGAAGGTTTTTAATTGTCTCCAGTTCGTATTCACCTTTTTTAGTCAACGTTAACAGGGTTTTCTTGTTTTTGGCATTTAAGACCATTGGTCGGTCTGTATATGGGTTCTTCTCGAATACCGCAACGAATGATGGTTTTGTTTCACCGTTCACCGATTCTTTATCGGACCATTTAACCTCTTTAATAACGATGTAGTCAATATCTTTTCCGTTCGGTAGGATCTCAACGCCACTGTGAGTTAGCTTTCCGCCTTCTCTGTAATGTCTTAAAATTTGTTCGGCCATTTTATTTAAAGTTTCTGATTATTTAATCTTTGATAATTCATTTTGATATGCAATATGCGCATCAATTTCGTTAGCAAAAGACCCAAGATATTTTTCAACACCATTGATGTATATTCTTGAGCGCCATCTTTTACCATCATGATACCTGGAAACCCCCGGAAGCGGAGAGGCCATGCTATCTCTATTTTTGTTAAAATTATTACAATTATCCCTATTAGATGTGACCCTTAAATTAGATAGTCTATTGTCAGTTTTATCTCCGTTTATATGGTCTACAACAGATGTATGACCACTGCATGTGTGGTTTAAAAATGACATGGCTACTAATACGTGAACCTTCGCGTGATAGCTGGACCCATTTTTGAATAAGACGCACCTTGGATACCCATCAGTAGAAATATGGGATTTTAATATAATATCACACTTCCTTCCGTATCTTTTTAGCGACTTAACAATGCCAGTATCGCTAACCTGGTAAATTCCAATATATCCAGGTATGTCTTTCCAAATTTCCATTTTTAATATTATTTTACACAAATTTACAAAATATTTTTAACATATCCAAATACATCAGCCGTAACAGCCTCATTTTTAACACTTATTAGCAATTCAGAAAACCGTCTGTCATACATAGCCCAGCCGTCCATGTTGTTCTTATACCAATATACCGTGGTTCGGTTTCGGTTAATCATGGCCGCTATACCTTCTTCGCTTAGTCTCAGTTCGTTCATTAACAAATAGACGTAAACCCTTCGTGCGTAATTAACATTTGTTGACTTGCCTCTACCAAGCACGTCGGACATCGTTAGGCCAAAGACGGATTCGATTGCCAAAGCCAGATTAGTTATTGTCATTCCGAGCCAGCTTGAATTTGTTTCCGAAGTCCCCGTACTCCCATAGTTCGCCTGATGCTCCACTGCGTACCAAGGTGCAGCGCATTCGTTCATGCTCGAATTGTTCGTAGGTTAGGCTGGTTTCTGGTGGAAAATTGCTGTAGTCCGGGGCTATGCGGGGTAAGAGTGGCAAGACTTCGCTGAGCGATATTCGGCCATACATGGCGTATTCCTCCGATGGTATGTTCGGTTTATAATATTTAAGAAGCAAGAAAGCTTCCTCGTCCGGATTAGACATATGCCAGGGTTTTGGCTTGTCCACGACCGACAAAAGCATCAAAGGTTTTGCGGCCAATGGTGATTCCGTTCTTTCTCTTTTCTTCTACGGCCAAATAGACCAGGCGGCCTTGTTTGTAGCGTTTTAACCAGGATTGGTAAGCTTTTTGTTCACTGTGATAATTTATCAGGCTCATTCCTGATGGGCGTTCGTTCAAGATTGTCATGTTGTTTAGTTTTTATAAGAGTTAAGTAATGCGATTTGGTCAGGGGTGGCGGAGAAGATTTTATCTATTTCAGTACTTAGGCTGCCGCAACCATCTCCAGGTTCATTCTCTGCATAGTCTCCGTCATTATAGAGACGAGATAACACCAAAACATCCACTCTTTCTTTTTCTGGCTGCATACCGTCAAATCTTGCAAGCTTAATACACTGAAATAGATAGGTAAAATCAAGTAGATACACCTCACCTTTTTTCATCTCGTCTAATTTAACCTCTTCTCCTCTTTGCTCAAATACCTCGTCAAAGCTTTTTCCGTTCACACTTTTTTTCATTTTGGTTTAGTTTAATAAATTTAAGAAAAATAATAAGAAAAATCCAACCCATAAAATGGCTAAGCCGATGGCTATAAAGTCGTTTGTGTCGTTGTCGTTCATGGTTCTGACTGGTTTTTTGTTTTCAAACAGGCCTTATAACCTGCAATAAATGATTCTTTTTTGTGTTCGTATAAGCTTCTGGCCTGGGAACCAGTAGGGGCGCCGCTACCATAAGTATAATCCGAATGAGCTAGTTGCTCTATTAGTTCTTTCGTTGATTTCATGTACGTCCTAGTATTCATTTATAAATCTCAATCCGTCTTCTGGTCTTTCTTCGCACCAATACCAACACGTTGAGTCTGGTATATGGACATTCTTCGTCCGATACCAAACCATTCCGTCACATCTGGCGAAATAGTATCCAGTCTGTTTACCGTTCTGCCACATCAATTCGTCTATGGCAAGAAGCTTTATTTTTTCGCAGTTAATTGGTCTCATGATATGGAGATTTTGTACCAAAAGTCATATCCATGCTTTGCTAGCTTCCAGAAAAATGATCGAGATACAAAATCGCTGAAAGAATTAACGTCGTTTAATGCACCAATATCGCTAATAATGATGTCATTCGCCCATGCCTCTTCCCATTCATCGTACACTCCGAGTTCTACCAGTCTGTCGTAAAATTCCTGTTTAAGATTGTGTTTGTTCATTTCGATTCGGTTTTATAAGAGTTTAACAATTGGATTTGGTCCTCTGTGGCTTTGTAGAATCTTCCGTAATCAACACCACTGCATATAATCCATTTCCAGCCATTGTCCGAAGACCCATCACTGCAAACATCAACCGATGTAACTATAATTTCGCTGCTGGCTGAAACAATAGTTATGAGCATATAGCAAAATTCATCAATCCACATGTATGATTCGTTTGGCCTTAGTTCGTTTAATTGAACCTCGTCACCCATTTGCTTAAAAATTTCATAAGTGCTTCTTCTGTTCATAGCTTAATTTGTTTTAATTTGTTAAAAACCATTTCGAGTATAGGCATTCCGCCTGTTTCTCTGACTCCGTTGCAATAACGTGGGCAATCCCTGCAATCCAGATAACCGTCCAGGTCTATTTTCGGCTCGCAATCACTTTTGTCATGCAGGCATTTTGGGTTAGTTGTTTTCATTTCGGTTCAAATTTACTAAATTAGTTTTGTTCGTGCAAGTTAATTTTTGTTAAATAACCTCCACCTTTAACACCTTGTCCAAATAGGCCACCACTTCACCCAGTCTCGCCTCTGAATCAAAAGTGAATGACTTGATTTTACCTGATACCTTAACATTCAGATACCACTTTCCAGTACAGGCTGATTTTCCGCAACTCTCAAACGCACCTATTGAGGCCGTTCTGATTCGTTCTTCATTGATTCGGATAAACATGGCCTTATTTGTTTTGAAATGTTCTAATAAGGCTTGAATAGATAGTCATACTTTGTCCGTCTATCCATATATTCGCCTCATTTTTACTTTTGAATTTAATCGAATCGCAGGAGTACACACCAGACCAGTTCCAGCCATTATCCTCCGACGTGTAAACATGAAACGCCCTACTGTCAGATACTTTTTCCACATTACTGGTGCATGACAATATTAAAGGAATCGCAAAAATAACCAATAGTTTTTTCATTTTGTTTAGTATTTAATCTTAAATAACTCCTTTTTCCATCCATGACAAATCATGTCACCTTTTATTCTCCCCAGCTCACAAAACCGTAAGCCGATTGCGCCAAAAACAGGCTGGCCGTTGTAATATAGCGTTCCCGTCGTTGGCCTGGTTCTAACTGCGACCGGGAATTGATTACTGAATTGGCGCATTTTTATGGCAGTTTAGCAACATGATTTGATGAAGTTCTAAACTTAGCGTCACCCACCATTATTACAATATCCTGAATATAAGCGGTCTGACTTGGCCAACCATAAGCAGCATGATTTTTGATATCAGTTTTTACAACAATGGCATCAATATCTTTTAAGTTTAAATTGCAACCAGTTATTGATGGGTACGCAAAAACAATGTAATAATCCGTATCATCATCGTCTTTTTCGCTTTCATGGAGATTCAATGAAGACCCGTCAATTAAGCGGACCATATCTCCAAATTTAACGTTATTCCCCTTTGGATAAGATATTGAAATTGAGTTTTTTGTTTTCATCTTGTTTGTTTTATTTTATTGATTAATATCCCACTATTTCCCGCCTGGCCGTTGACACGTTCGGATACCATTTGTGTATCCCGTCTTTGGAGACAAATACCGCCAGCCTTCGCATCAGATCAGGCCGGACGGTATATCCCTTTTGTTTCAGTTGTTCGAGTCTGGTCATAGTTCGGCGGTTGAAAAAAGAACCATACTCTTTATTCTATTTCCAAAACGAATCAGGCCGTCCTCACTTCTAAGATATCGATCACCGTTAAGTATGTTTTTAAATTCAGCATGGTGTTCTTTAATTTCAATCAGCTTTAATATAACCGATCTTTCACCAGTCCATCTTCGTGTGTCAAAATACGTCTTTCCGACTTCCATTTGTTCGATTGTTACTTTCCGTAGTTCGGGTTGATAAGTCCAATCGCTTCGTTTTGCTTTGTTGTAATGTTGTAGGTTTGTCATTTTTTTTGTTATGTATTAAGTTAATAAACCCATGTTTCCGCAACAGTTATATATTGTTTAAAACAATCACCATCTTGTTCGATATTAACATAGACAGATACGTATCCACCATCACAAATATCTTTGTATTGTCCATCAAGTAAATCTATATACTGGACATCTGCATCAAAGTGTTCTCCGGATAGAATTTTTATCTTTTCTATCAATTCTTCGTAGCTGCTTGCGATGCAGACGCCCATATTCCTATTACAATTATCCGTTTCGGATATAGCAAAATACCTTTTATTCGTTTTCATTTCCTTTAGTTTTTAAAAGTTAATATTATTCTGATTGTTTAGATACCCACTCATTATTTGAGTTGCAAATGATACGATGAATTCCTTGCTTTCTCCTGACTTTATAATCGTTCCGCAAATACAACACCCATCTTTATCAAGAATATGAAGATATGTATTATAATTGGATTTTGCATCTTTAACTGTGCCCGTCTTTACAGTGTAATCCTGTTCATTTACTGTTATGTTCGTTTTCATATCTCTTAATCTTTATTAAACCACCCCTTCCTAATAACCTCTAACCCAAACGCCCTACTGTCAGATACTTTTTCCACATTACTGGTGCATGACAATATTAAAGGAATCGCAAAAATAACCAATAGTTTTTTCATTTTGTTTAGTATTTAATCTTAAATAACTCCTTTT